CAGCATTATGAGATGCATCAACAATTCTTATATTAGCTCCCATTTCTCCAGTTTGTGGGTATGGTACTATCAAAGGTGAAGTGGATACATCACACAATAACCAATCTCCCGCACTCGCAGTTCTTGCACCATCTATTTCCATCCAAATACCAATATCACTTGTATAAACTGGTGTTCTTTGATCATCTGCTCCAGGACCAACAGCACCACCCATACCTGCATGGTTGGCACAATAAATGTAAATAATATCGGGAGTATCCCAACCTGTGGTAATATTTACTTTTGCATTAGCACTTCCTGGTGTTCCAACATGTTCAACTCCTGTTGATAATGCTGTTCCGCCTGTGTGTGTTCCATCTGGAGATGCTGAAAAATTTAATATATGACCTGAATTTGAACCAGCACTTACATCAAAACGATATACCATTCCTTTTTGTAAACGAATAGTGGGTCTAATGTGTGTGGACGTTTTCATTTTTTGTCCATCCAACTCAAAAACATTTTGAGATGAACTTCCATCATCTGCGACAGTTACTACAATTTGTGATGTGATATTATTATCTACATATGCTTTAACTGATTGTTGTGTTACCAATGCGGTCGCAGAATTACTTGTTAAATCATCCTCATCTAAACATGAGTCTATTGAACCAAGTCCTGGTCTCGCTAGGGTTGCAACTCCATTATTAATAACTACTACACCTGTATTGGCTGCGGAAGAAGAACTAAAATCTTTTCCGGTTCCACCAAACATTGTACCAACTGGTGTAGATTGCCAGGTTCCAGCGACTATAGCACCCAAAGTTATAAGATTAGTTGATCCCACCTCTGGTGACAATCCTGCAGTTCCAGGTGCAGCACTTGTCCAATTGCCGGTATTGTAATATATAATATCGCCTTGAGTGGCTGATGGGGAAGTTACGTCTGCTATGGAACTAAGATTAACTGAAGCAACATGTGCTACAGTTGCCATTGTGGAAGTATTCGCTTTTATTGCTATTGTATCTGTTGCTTGGGCTTCACAGAATATGGAAGTATCCGCCCCCTTAACAGTCATTGTGGCGGCTTGACCAATGGTTTCTGGCGATCCACCATCCGCAGCAACGGTAAAAGATGCAAATGTTCCATCCGCTATTGATATTAAATTTCCTACCGTTGCTCTTTTAACTCTTTCTGTATCATCTGATGTATCATAAACAAGTACTGAATCTGCGGTAGATATATCATCCGGATTCATTTCTGTCAGTTCACTTATTGGTCTATTTGCCATTACATTCGCCTTGAAGAATAAAAAATATGTCTATCTATTGTTACAGTTTTTATTTTTGTAGTAGTCCATCTCGGAGCACTAATATAATCTGCATGATAAAATGTAGCTCCGTCAGTTATATCAACCAAATCATCTGTTTCTAATAAAAATTTTGCCAATTCTACAGAATTTTCCCAAAGTTTTCCTCGAAACGGTCTGTCATGTTTACCATCACAATACCAACTGAATTGGCATCTATCTCTAACTGGAAATCCACTTTTATAATGTTTTCCTTCATATATTACATCACATACTGTATTTGGAAAACTTATACTATCTTTTCTATTTAGTACCACTTGTCCGACGGCGATTTTGCCTGCGGTGGATTCTGTTGAAGCTTCAAAATATATATTTTTAGACATACATTCCAATTCTATAGGATCTACTTGGTCCACATTTAGTTGAAAATTTTCCTTTGATATCATCAACATTGGAGGCATTGCGTCTGTATGAGCGCGTTTAATGGAAAATGCTTCTGGATTCCAATATTGATTAAGAGAATTTCCTCCTATACTAAATGGTAAAAATATTAATATAGTAAAAAATATAAGTATTCGTAGCATGTTACCTCATGTATTGGGTTATAGGGTGCCCACCGTTAATAAAATTTAATTGGATTTTTGCGAAGCGCATGGCTTCATTTGGTATGTATTCATGATAGGCAATTTTAAAACCTTTCTTAAAGAGTGTAGTATTATTTAGGTACACTAAACGGCTTCAGCCCTTGTAACTTCAAGAATCCTATCAATTTGTGCCTGTAATTTACCCGTCCTATTAGGCCAATATATATACTCTTTGCTTGGGTTTTTCATAAGATTTTTCAAAAGTGGAATAATCATTTTTTCCATTTTTTCCATCCTATCTTTTAATTGTCTATCAATTTCTACTTTTCTCTCTTCTACTTCATCTATAACTGCTCGAATACTAGAACCTTGTTCCGTAACTGCAGATACTAATTCTTGTGATTGCATTGTGAGAATCTTGTCTACTTTTTCTTCAACTCGATCCCATTGATCTGAATTTAAATTCCAATCATCGCCACCACTATCTTTATCTACTAGTGATCCCAATGCATCTATTTTTTTAATAATAGATTTTACATCATCTGTTAAATCTTTACTAACCGCGGTTGCAGCCTGAGTAGAAATTTCTTTTGTTCTTTCTTCAGCGGAAGCTTGAGTTCCTTCAACCTCTTCTGCTCCACTAAAACTAAATCCAAAATCAAAATCATCATCCCATACTTCTTCTTCTGCCATTATTTGAATCCTATCGCTTTAAGTTGTTTAATTGTATTTGCTGCACTGGTATGATGTATTCCTATTCCTCCCGCTTTTCTAAATTCTGCAATATTTTGTTCATGATCATCAATCAGAATATTGGGTCTTCTATCTCTACCATCTTTAGCAAATTGTTTTTTATCACGTCTTGAAACTGCTCTCATACTATTTTTTTCAACATTAAAATGTTTTAGCATCCATTTTGTCTTATCAGCTCCCGCCCTATCAGCGATTTTTCCCCTTTTATGTGTTGGTATTGCTGTAAGCATAAAGGGATTGAGTTTACCAATAAAATTCCAAAGTCGTTTCGCATCTTTCATTGGTGGTAATTTATAGAAAAAATCGTCTGGTAATTCCTCCCAACGCTCATCTTTAAACTTTCCACCAATCATTTCCTTAACTCCCGCATCAAAATCCGCTACAACTCCATCCATATCACAATAAATTTGAGGATTATCAAATTCATCTAATTCAAAATATTCTTTAAAAGTTTGAGATTTTTTTAATTTCTTTTCCCTTTCAATCCATTTTTTAGCTTTATAATTTTCTACAGGTTTCTGTATTATTTTTTTTAATATTTTATAAACACTTCTAAATGGATCACGTGCTTCAGTTTCAGTATTATTATCAACAATTATAAATTTATCAGCGCCGAAATATTCTTGAAATTTTCCTATATTTGACTGAACATTTTCCCAACTCTTTTTTACTATGTCATCTCTTAATTTTCTAGGTCTTCGACTATTTCTTTTTAAAGCGACATCTAATGATGTATTAACAAATATCATCATTGTATCATAACCCAACCCCCGCAATCCTTCTGATGCTGATTGAAGTCTGTCAAATTTATGGCCTGTGCCATCTACAATTAAACCTAATCTTCCGTCCATCCATTGTTTCATTCTCATTTTTGTAAGGGATTTTGCCTTATCTCTAATCACTTGAGATTTCTCGAAATCCTTTTCTGTATATTTCGTGAAGTCTGTTCCCAATCCAGAAGATGTTAATTTTAATTCATATATTTCATCTGAATTCACAATCTTCATTCCTAGTCCAGCTGTTGAATGACCGGCAACCCACGACTTTCCAGAACCAGGACCTCCTGCCATGAAAACTGCTTTAAAAATTGAAGGATCATACATTCCTTCAATTAAGAATTCATTAAATTGCTTCATTCGGCTTTCCTTCAAAGATTGTAAGCCATTGTTCACCATGTAATTTATTATAATACATGCTTGTTTCTAATTTTTCTTCCATAACAAAAGATTCCTCTTTCATTTTTAATAGAAACTTTTTATCTCTGTGTGAGCCTTTATGTAATTTTGAGAATAAATCTTGAAATTGGTTTCCTCTATTATCAACAGAAATACTTTTGCCCCCATGATTAAAATTTGCATGAACTTTACCATGAGAATTTCCTGGAGAAGTATTTGTTCCTAAAAGTGAAAAATCATCTTTCTCTTTGTGGATTACTGAATGTTGATCATATTTTTTTCCTAAACCCATCATGTGTTTTCTTTCAATATTAGGAATAAGAAGAGATTTTTCTTTAACAAATCCTCCCTCTTCTTTATAACCACCTCTCATTTCAATATATCCATGTCCAAGTTTTCGAACATGATTTTTTAAATCAGAAAAGCGTTTTTCATTCTCTTCAGGTGAATGTTCCTGCCTATGTGGTGATATTAAACCAAACTTAGGAGTTTTATTCACATGATGCATAACTCTCGATAAACTAGATTCTACTAAATGATTCTTAAATGTTTTCATTTATATATCCTTATTAAATTTTATTTCAGTTACATATATCATACCACGAAACTAGGAAAATTGTCAAGTTTTAAATATTTATTAATTCCCACCATTCCTACATTGTATTGTTCCTTGACACGCCAAATGTTTCATTCCTTCCAACAAGAACAGCATTTCATCAATAAATGCATCAAGCCCTCTTATTAGGTACGGATAGATAAATTCTCCAACCGGCCCTCGTAATAAGAATACTAAAACTGCTCCCACCATTCCCCAAAGGAAACTCATGTATGACCACTTGAGAAATTTGTATTTACTGAGAGCAAGAACTTTTCCTTGTCCGTATATGTCTCCCGCAAGTGCATCATATACGATATCATCTGTCATCAATTTTTCTGCGTAATCTTCTTTATATTCTTCAATATCTATATGAGCAAAATGACCAAAAAATAAAGGATTAAAATGCGGAGATGATCTGTCTATATCTCCATGTCTGTCTTTTGGATAATCCGTCTTTGGTATAATAGCAAATATCGCAAACAATAATGAGAAGAAACTGCCCGTTGCAAATGTTAGTAGAGGCCATTTCATCACCTCATTGTCCAGGTTTGCTATCGTTATAGAAAATACAATAGATGCAACAGTAATCATTATATTAGCTTTTGCATCTGCCATCAACCCCAATCTCATTTGATTACCGTGATTGAGGCGGAGAATATTATCTACTGCAGTACGATCTTCAGGTACTTTTGAAAATTGATTAATTTCTTCTTTTTCCACATCATGCCCCTATTTCAATGGTGGGGCATATAATAATCCTCCATGATTGTATAATTTATTCAGACCACGTTCTAATCCTATAGGTGTATCCGGCCCCACATTACGTTCATATATTTCTTTGTAATTTCCAATCAATTTAATAACGTTATATGACCAAGATGCCTCTAGTCCAAGTTTAGCTCCAAGATGGGGATGATCTTTTCCATTTTTTTCACCCATAAATCTTTGAATGTTTGGGTCTATGTGATTCTTGAACAAGTCAATGTTCTTTGAATTAATGCCCATCTCTTCTGCAATAAACAAAACATATACTGTCCATCGAACTATGTCTGTCCATTTCTGATCTCCATACTTGACAACTGGCCCCAATGGTTCCTTTGAGATAATCTCTGGAAGTATCATGTGACGGGCAGGGTCATCAAAACTTAATCTATTCGATGCAAGACCAGACCTATCCGTACCATACATATCACAGTCACCCCTTTTGTATACGTTCTTTGTTTTTTCGTTAGGGGGTACTGCGACAGGGATATAGTTTATTCCATGTAACTCAAAAAAGTCTGCAATGTTCTTTGCAGCTGTTCCACTACCACTAAAACATATCCTTGCACCTTCCATCTGTTTTGCAGAAGATACTCCAAGAGTTTTTCTTACAATGAATCCTTGACCATCGTAATAGGTTGTAGGTAGGAATTCTAGTTTCTTTGCAACATTCCTTGTATAAGTAAATGTGGTTGCAGCAGAAAGAATATCTATAGAACCATCTATTAAGAATTCAAATCGGGTCTTACCATTGACTATAGTAAATTCGATTGCATCTGCATCACCGAATATTGCAGCTGCAACTGCACGACATATATCAACATCAAAACCTTCCCACCTATCACCATCTTCATTATTCCATATTTCCTGAGAGAAGCCGGGAAACTCATCATTGGTTCCACAAATAACATATCCTCTTTTCTTCACTCGTTCAAATGTTGAATTATACGTTGGAACATATTCTGATTTTGGTGCACCAACTCCAAGTTTTTCTTTCATTGGATCTTGGCCCTCAGCAGGAGACAATGCCATCATCCAAAATACCCAAATTAAAGATACAACAAGTTTACCTACCATTATCATTGCAATGCCCGATATACTTCTAACAATTCTTCATCTGCGATCGGGGCAGTCATAGTATAATATCTCTGGTGGCCAACCGACATGAATGCTTTAATGTCAGAAAAACTTGGATATTTCATTAAGAGATTATGAAGAAGATAATCTGGACTCAAGTGGCACGATGCACATTGATTATCCTTTGCAAATACTCTGGTTGATTTCTTGAATCGTTCAGATTGAACTAATACAGAGTTGAGATCCTTTTCCATCCATGTAACTTTTTCTTCTATATCTGGAATAACCAAAAAGGTTAAGTATATAAGAAGTGCAATAATAACATAGATAAATGATTTACTCGCAACTATTTGGTCTTTAGCAGAAAGTTCCATTTGTTGAACTTCATCTACTTTTTTATCTATTTCTTCAATATCATGTTGTAGTATTTTTTGATCTTTTCCATTTGCAACAATTTTTTCTTTTTCAGCCATAATTACCTCACTTCTTTCCTGCTTCGTTTAACTTCTTGGTGATTTGCTGTTGAAACCATTTGAGAACAATCGGTATGCTCACATTAGATGTCAATCCAAAAAGATAACCGATGGGATAACGATAACTTTCATAGGCCGCAAGTTGTGGAACATTTGTAAATACAATAGAAATCAACAAATATCCAGTTGCTGACATTCCCATATTGATAACTAAATCAAGTAAAATCAACCATCCATGACCGTTATACTTATCCTTATTATCCTGTCTGTAATTAAACAGAAATATCCAAAATGATGAAAATAATACCAATCCAAGCATCATCATTTCAGAAGTGTTAAATAAATCAATCATATTATGTTACCTTTATTTTCCTTCAATTCTATTAAAAAATTCTATAGATTTTATAAGTTGTTCAATCTGATCTGTATGTGACAGCGATTGATATATAAGTAATCCAAATGTGAATAGAACTATAAACCATAAACATGTGAATGATATTAACACAAGTTTAGATATTAATTCTTCTTCTTTCATTTATCTTCCAATTGATAATTAAATGCTTTTGTATCCTTTGATGCTGGTTTTGCCATTGGTCTAAGCCAAACATAAATTACCATACTGCTCGTTGGTGATGGAAATTTAAAGGTTGGTTTACCCTTCCTCATACCAATATCATCAGTTGCATTAACTGGATGTCTTGCGAGTTTGCGTTTCTTGATTTCATCACTAACATACTTGTCAAGTTTTCTGTCTAAACGCGTTTCTTTGAGATATTCTTTAAAATTTATCATTTATTCTTCTTATCCTTTATCAACTTTAATAAATCTGTAGTTGATCCAACATACAAATTATTATTAACTGATGCTGGTCCTGTTGGTGCTTTGTTTGTTAATTCTTTTTTAACTTTTTGAAGATTTACCAATTTTTCATTAGTTTCTCCAAGATTTTTAATCAGTTGTGAAGCAACTTCAAAATGTCTTGCATGCTCTGTCGATTTTGCTATTTCTAATAATTCATCTAATGCGTCATGTCCCTTTTCCATTAAATTATAATAATTTTCTCTTGAATATCTATAATCAGTTTTAAAATCCTCATCATCTGAATCTACTGTTAATCTTTTTTCTGTCTTTTCTGGAAGAGTTGTTATTGGGTCTTCAACCAAAACTTCTTGAACTAAATCTTTTATGTCCATGATACATCGTCTCCATCAAGTGTTAAACTAAACCCAAAATCATCATCCGCTGCCGCATCTTCTGGTTTGGGTTTTATTCCAAGAGTTGCGGTTGTTTGTGTTGATGTATTTCCTAATAAATTTACGTCTGCAGATTCTAAATAAAGTGATTCAGAATCTTCAGTTATTACGCTATTAATTGTAAATGCTGTACTACTTTCCAAAAGAAATCTATCTAAAGTACCAATATCCGCATCCGCGTTTCCAGATACATTCTCAGGAACTATTATCTGAAGAGTTATGTCCTTAATTGGTTTTCCACTAGTCGATAATTCTGGATACAGAAACGTTTTCATTGTAAATTGCATATCCCATGATAAAGATCTTCTAGTTTCAAAATCTCCATCATATGCATCTGTATAGTTAACAGAATTTAATATAATAGGACAATCGACCGCAATATCCATTAAAGGTACAGTTTTAATAGTTACTGTAAATTCTGGTGTAAAATTTGGTAAAATCTGTTCAACAATTTGTGCGGCATCTTCTGCATTTTTTGCTAAAATAGCCAAATCAAAAATAAAATTATAAGGAACAGGATTATATTGTGTTCTCATTGTTCCAGATATAGAAGAAGCATTCTTACCAACAGTATTCAATTTTCTTGTTCCATCATACATTATCTGACTCATCATAAACCCAATTCTAGGTAAAATTATTGCTGGAGTTCCTGCAAGAGCGGGATTTGCAATTCTAACCATAAATTTTTGTTTTGGTCCATAAGCAACAGGAATTTTTAAAGTTTCTACTACAACTCCGGATGAATTTACCCTTTTAACTGAAATATCATTAAATAATGAACCAAAAGCAACAACCATTTTTCTGATTGTTTGATGATATGTCGATGTTCCAAACATTATATGTTACCTTCAGAAAATGGATCTCTATCAGTGAAATCAAATATTGAATCACTTTCAGTTTGAATACCTAAATTATTCGCCAGTGGATCTGTTAGAATTACCAGATCATCTGGCACTGCTGTCATAGACCAAGATGCGGTACTTGCTACACCCACAACATCATATGCTGTAGTAATAGTACCAACAATATTTCCAACTCTCAAAGTCTTTGTAGTAGGAGCCCAAGAAAGAACTTTCATCGTAGCGTCTCCATTGCTACAATCTTCTCCTATCGTAAAAGTTCCTTCTCCTGAAGTAAATACCAAGTCCATCGAGTATCCATAATCTGTTTCAATATCGTCGATTGCCGCAATACCAGTATCCATATCCTCATGACTGTACTCAAACGTTTCACAAGTGAGAGTATATATTGGAAGATTCCCCAACTGATAAAATACTTTTTCATGTTCAACAAATCTAACTTCAAATAATTTATCATTTAATGGAAAATATATTAAATCTCCTTCATATGGTCTATCAAGTCTTCCTGGTATTTCTTCATCTTTCCACCGTCTTTGAGAAACATCTAAAATTACTTGATCTCGTATTTCAAGCCCAAATTGTCCTACCATATCACCTTCACCACTAAATCCATCAGTTGAATCAATATACATTTCTATTATATGTGCAGCTGAAAATTTAGAAGCGACATCTTCACTATACAAATTATCTACTGCAACTGATGTTCTAGGCAGATAACTTATATCTATTCCATGTATTTTAATCGATTCTTCTACCAAATCGTTTAGTAAATTTTGTTCTGGTTGAAAATCAACATTTTGAAAATATGTAGATACTGGCATTTATTATCCTACTGCAAAGTCGACTGGGAATTGATATTTTCCTTCTAAATCTTGTAACAATATTTCTATATTTGATTTAGCTTCATCTAAAATTCTACCACCATCTAAAGTGGTTCCTCCAGGTAATTGTGTACCTTGATATTTAATTAAATTGTTTCCCCATTGTTTTCTAAACAATTCTGTAGTGTATTGTTTTAACCACATATCATTAAAAACATCCGTATGTGTAGTTGGATCAACGATTTGTACACATTCAGCAACGAGATAATCCCCCACATTAAATTCCTTAGACCAATCAACATCAACATATAATCTATCCTGATGCCTAGAAAATCTCATTCCTGGTTTCCCACTAAATACTTCTTGAAGTACTCCTAAATGTTGTTGTACTTGATAGTATGATACTATTGAAGTTTTGGTTAAATCATAAATATCATTTAAATATAATTGATATCTAACATCAAACATGTTCTTTGTTGATCCACTATCCAAGGGAAAAACGGCTATAACACCAATAGTTGCCTCTAATAATGTAACGTATGAGTTATCAATATCATCTTGTGTTATTTCGTGTTTTAAAAATGTTTTAATTGTGGCATCTCCATGAAATTCTTGATACATTTGAAGACCTTCTTCCAATCTATCTTCCAGTTGATCCTCTTCAACATTGATCTGAATAACTGGTTTCCCTAATGCCCTTAAACAATATTCTCTTAATTCTGTTCTTGACGCTGGTTGTGTAGCTGACATAATGTTCCTATAACGGCGTTAATATATGTTATATTAACTATTTAGTAAGGTAAGTTTATGGAAATTTTGATTACTGGACACAATGGTTTCATTGGTTCCAATCTCTACAATTATCTTAATTCATATCATAATATTTATGGAATTGACTACCCAAATGACATATTAAATACTGAGTTACCTAAAGTTGATTGTGTAATACATTTGGCGGGATCAACAGGCGTCAGAGAAAGTCACAAAAATCCTAAAAAATATTTAGATAATAATATAAAAATAACTAAAAGAATATTTGATCATTATAAAGATACAAAAATTCTATTTGCATCCACCTCTTCTGTAAAAGAATTACAAAGTCCATATGCAATATCAAAATATGCATGTGAACTTATTGCTCCCAAAAACGTTGTTATTATGAGGTTTTTTACTGTTTGGGGAGATTATAATTATAGAAAAAATATGTTATATGGACTAGCCATAGAAGGTAAATTAGACTATATTACTGAACATAAAAGAGATTTTACTCATGTATATGAAGTTTGTAGAGCCATTAAAATACTAATAGATAAAGGAGTTGGTGGAGAACTTTATGAAATTGGTCACGGAAAACCAATATCCCCCCTTGACTTTTTGAAAAAGATAGGGTATAATAAGGTGTTACCGTTTAGGAAAGTTGAAGGTGAATCTAATATAACTTGTGCAGATCCAACTAAAATGAAAGAATTGGGATGGTAATTGACTACTTTAAAAATGATTGGAAACCTAATTGGAGCAAATATTCTTATAGCGGTTGGGAACTTCTAAACAAAATATCAAATAATGAAACCATACTTGATATAGGTTGTGGTTATAATCTCTTTAAAGGACGTTATGGTGATAAATTATATGGTATTGATCCCGCCAATGACAGTGCAGATGAAGTAATATCTATTGAAAAATTCGATGCTGACGGTAAACAATGGGATGTGGTTTTATGTCTCGGTAGTTTAAATTTTGGATCTATAGAAGATGTTGAACCACAAGTACAAAAAGCTGTAAAATTAACCAAAGTTGGTGGAAGATTATATTGGAGACAAAATCCAGGACTAAATGATCATCGTTGGAAAAATCAAGAAAATATTACATTTTTTCCTTGGACATTTGATCTGAATTATAAATGGGCAAAAAAATATGGATGCACAGTTATGGGAATGTTATGGGACGACGCTAGAATTTATTCAGAATGGATTAAGGAGAATGAATGTGTTTAACTACTGCTTTATAACCTAATCCTTCATTAACAAATCTTACTGCATTTTTTAATGTTGATTCATTTACCGCTTCATACATTCTTTTTATAATAAACTCAGAGTCTTGTCCAATAAATACCCCATAATTTCCTAATTTTTTTAATCTTTCTTTTTGAAATTCCTCATCGAACCACGTTTTTGTTGCAATTGTTACCATATCATGATAATATACACTATCCGTAGTCACAAAAAAACTTTTTTGAATACCATCTCTCCACAATCTCAATAAAACATATGCATCATAAACCTCTCCTTTGGGTTTAAATCCATGAGTTTGTTCAAATATATAATCGAAACATAATCCTTTAAGTTCAGGATTTGGATCATCTACCCATTGACCTGTTTTATAATTCATTTGACAATGATGAAACCATATTTCAAGTTCATTGTTAGATAATGCTTTTTTATATTTTGCATTACCTGTATAATTCTGAAAGGTGTCTCTACTTACATTCAATTCTCCATTTACAAATGCTACAATCCGCGCTCCTCCACTTTTCATACCTTTAACAATAATTACTCTATCTTTAAAACATTTCATAAATTTATCCATATCATTAGTCTCTGGACACACCATTAGTCCCGCCGCGAAATGGTCTGGTTCTGATCCACCCCCAGGATTAAGTGCGAATTTTTGTTTATGGAATTTTGGATTATAATCTATCCTTTTGGGAATAAGCATATTACCAGGATGAATTAATATTGGTTTATATTTTCTAAAATCATAATTTCCAACATCTTCTAATAATGTTGCCATAGCATTTCCACCATGACTAGTCATCATATAATTACCGTATTTCAATTTACTTTCAAATTTTCTTAGAGCATTTTTTCCTCTATTTCCTGGGATATATTTAAAATCTATTTGTTCAATATTACCTGATAAATTATTATTCATATGTTTACCCCAAAGCCATGCCCATCTCGAGGTTCCTCCTGGCTTTGGTGAACTAGGAATAACTGCGTACATTGTATCAGCATTAACCTGGCTGACCATAACCATTGTACCAAAAACAAACAACATACATAATACTAATTGAATAAATTTAAACATAATCCACCTTTACTTTTTTACTAAAAATGACCATCAATATTGATAACAACATTATTATAATAACGAATGGTCTTATAATTATTTCTTGAAAACTATACAAATCTATCAATTGATATGAAAATTGTTCTAATCTTTCACTCAAAATAAATCCCAACAATACCGCTGGCCTGCTAATTTTAAAATGCTTCAGTATAAACCCACAAAATGAAAACACAATAAAAAATATTGAATCTTCTAAAATAAATTCATAAAAATTTGAACTTATTATTGCCCACCATGTAACAAGTGCAACAAATGCTATGAAAAAATATTTATTGATACGAAATATTTTAGATATCGGCCCGGCTAATAATAATCCAAAAATTGTAACTGAAATAGTGCCGACTAGATAACCAATTATTATAGAATTTATAAAATTTTTATCCTCTAATATATATAAATCTCCCATAGGAAATCCAATATATTCCCATAATCCCATCGCGATCATTGCCCATGTTGCACCAGGAATACCTATGAGAATAGTGGGTATTAATGCTCCTGCCTTGCCGGCATTATTAACTCCTTCTGGTGCGACTATACCTTCTGGCGCGCCCTTACCAAATGGAGTTGAAAATACCCTTTTCATTTTTGTCGCTATACTATAAGAAATCCATTCTGAACCGCCACCACCATATCCCGGCAATAGTCCATAGAAAAACCCAATTAATCCCCCAACAAAACCATGTTTCCATAAACGTATTGCATCAATTATACCTTTTTTTATTTGTTTAAAGTCACTATTTTCTTTAACAGATTTCATATCAAATTTACACAATGTATATAATTCTGGAATACAAAATAATCCTGATGCCAATACTGCAATACCTATACCGTCATAAAGATAATATTCCATTCCATATGCAAATCTTGGATTTCCTGTAACATCAGAACCAATTGATCCTAAACCAACACCTATAATTACTGCTAAAATACCTTTTAATGGTTTATTACTTGATAGTAAACTTACACTCAAAAAACTAAACAATATAATAACCCACATCTCAGGAACTTTCATATATTGTAAAATATATTCATATAATGGAAGAACAATAAGAAATGGAACAAACCAAATAATACCTTGTATACCACTAGTGGTTAATGCTAAACTAATTGCGTAAGAACTTTGTCCTGCTTTGGTGAGTGGGAATCCATCAACCATTGTCGCCGCAGAAGAATTAGATCCGGGAATTCCAATATAAACTCCTGAAAAACTATCTCCTATTGTGCACGCAACAACCGCTGCCATAGAAAATGCGACAAATTCATATGGTATATGTGAAAAATGATTTACAACACTAAACAGCATTATTAATGCTTTGGTGGGCCCTGAAACGGGAATTATGCCTATAAATAATCCATAAAGTGAACCCAATATAGTCCACATCAACAATTCAAACATAATTTTTATAATTCTTTATACGGGAAATACTTCTTTAGCTTCATTATTAAATATAATTTGACAATTATCACATACTCTCTTTGCATAGTCATTTGCATCAGGAATACCTGTCTCACTTATAATATAATGTGCTTTCTCTACTGTTCTAGTCCACCCAATTCCCGCAGGCAATGTATCAAGAGGTTCATCTTTTATTTGGTCCCATCTTTTGTCAGAAAATATAAATGTTTTTTGAAATCCATTTCCATTTTGCGTAAGCTCGTCAGTTACTACTAAATCACCATTTTCTAGATCATCATTTATATCATTGTCAGATGCCAGTAGATACTGTCCTTTGGCGGCTTCGATGTCATCACTGAACATTGCTAAAGCCTCAGATAAAGTTTCAAATGATGAAAAATCTAATTTTGAAAAAGATTTTTGAAAAGTTATAATAAGTCTTGCAGACATTTTAAATTCCTTTTATTTATATGGTTACATTTATATTTATATAAAGTTTAAATTTCTATTCGATTCCATCCGTTTCCTACTACAGGAACTGGAATTGATTGAACAATTGCCCATCGTTCATCAGTCCATGTTCTAGTAATTTTAAAACCAGTTTTGTCGACTGTCAATTCTTGTATGTGTTTTTCATACAGATAAGAATTCCAGGAATCATCTATCTCGTCGCCCCCTTTTGCTATCGTCCTAATTTCTTTTACTCCAGCGCCTTCTATTACTTTTTTAAATTTCGTATTAATTCCTAAAGTCTTAGATTGGGAGAGCTCCGCATCGAATGTATTAACTATATGAGGATTCGCCTTCTCAAATGCCATCTTTGCTTCCACGACAGTTGAATAAGTAGTTCCTGTAATATTTGTGAATATGACTATGGTTGTTACTGACATTTCTATTCTTCTTCGTATATAATGTAGTCCTTATATTTGTTGATACTTCTTTTTAAAATTTCATAGTGTTTTTGTTTATTAACCCAAAAATGAGTAAAAAGTATAAATCTATCAGGATCATAATTACCACCATGAGTTGTATCTGTACTTCGTATAACACACCAATCAGTATCTATTGGCATTTTAGCTAAAACTGTTTCTCCATTATTTTTTTGAATATAAGGATTTTTAATATTGTTATCATATTGTATTGTCATTCGATAGCCACATGGTTGTAAACTTTTTTCATGTTTCCATAAATCTGCGTTTTTATCTGGTGTTAAAAAATCAATATGCATTTCAGTAGCTTTTAAATAATTATTAATTCTAACATTAACTAAATGATCAATTGGTAAATTTTTATCAATATATTTTGTTAGAGAAGATTCTTCAATCCACGATGATTTACTATAATTTTTATTTGTTGTAGTAAATTTTTGATATTGAAATGCTTGAGCACCTGTTCCATCATCCGGCGGTGAGTCACCAACAAAATTATCTATAAGATCTTTTTTATATTGATATTTTGGAATGTCGACTGGCATCCATAAAATATTATCAAAATTATTCATATTTCTTTCTTAACGTTTTTTAAATACAGTCATAAAATGTCTTTGTTGTCCTTCATCTTCAGTAAGTATAGAATCAACTTTTTCCGAAGAAATAATATCCAAATATTCTTGATCTCTCCATCCAAATGCTGTAAGAGGATCATCATTTCCATGAGCTGATACTGATGCTACCATCATTCCATTTTTTTCTAAAGAATCTGAAAAGAATTTTGCTGTATCTGATTGAAGATGTGATTTGTTAAATCCTCCAATAATTGTTATACATTTATATTTTCTTGGTAATGGAAATTCTTTCATATCATGCAAAATTATGTCACGATAATTAGTCGCCTCAAATGTATCAATCATTTTTTGATTAACATCATATCCATCTATAATATAATCATTATTATTAAAACCAATACCAATCTGACCATTACCACATGCAACATCTGCTATTTCAGTACCTAATTCAAAATTCCTTTTTACCCAATCACATGCATAACGTATAGGACCTTCCATCCAACCGACCTTCATTGTCCAAGCGTGATAATCCCAATCCTTATATAATTCTTCAACACTTTTACTATAAACTTCATCAAGCCAAGTCATATTTTATTCCTTTATAATAGTTGTGTAATCAAATGCGACTCTCCATAATTCTCTAGACTTATTCACAACATGTGAACGTCTATGTATAGTATACAATTGATCCATAATTAATAAATCTCCCTTTTTAAATACAAAATGTTTTTGATATATTGACCTATCTAATATTTTTTTAAGTTTATCTTTTATAATATTTACATCTATCAACTTTCCATTTTTCCATGCCTTTTCTGTTAAAGATGGTTGCCAATATAAAAATTCTTCTCCACCAATTGGATGAACATTCACAATTGACATGCGTTCATCTCCCTTATGATGTGCCGGAATAGTATAATCTTTCACAACAGCAATCTCATTATCCTTGCCGGCCATTGTGTATTTCACTTCATGCGCCATCATGTTCCCAATTGCTTCCCGGTCAGCCCGATCCTTTTGTGCGTCATCTATAGATCCGAATACGCCATAATTAAAATTATTTAATTGTATTTCAACAGTACGCCAGTAATCTTTTTCATTATTAGGTAAATCTAAAAAAGATCTTCTTTGATCTAATAAACTAAAAACAGTATCACGACATTCTTCCACACAATACAAAGCAGTTAATATTTCTTTAAAATCTCCTATATGTATCATAGTACCATCCCCATGCCACTCTAAATCTGCCATACCAAACAAACCTTTATACATTACTCTCGATATATCTGGATTATCTTTTGGATTAAAAGGCATGTAACCCAACACATCATCGTCTGTATTTCCTATACGCCTACAATAATTAACTAATTGAGATTGAGTTAAATTCTGTTCGTGATAAAAAGTATAGCCATGTTTTAATACTTTCTGTATTTCTGATTTTAATTCTAAATCTGTAAATTCTAATACTTGCATTTATATTTCACTATGTGGTTTAATACTCAATGTTGATATTATTTCATTAGGAAAATCATCTAACAAACTTACTAATTTTGATTTTTGATGTTTCGTTTTTCCACCATAATACAATTTTTCAGTAACATGATATATATTATGCGGACGTTTATATTTTTGAAGTTCTTCAAACCGTTTAGCAAGATTATTAATATCAGCCGATCCTGTATAAATTACATAATGTATTTCATCACGAGAACAACTTGATACCTCATTAACTCCTGGTTCTAGTAATGCTTGAGCCTCTACTAATCCTGTGTAAACTTTTACGCCATCTTTCATAAAAATTACATCATCAAAAACTCTACCATCATAATACCATTTTCCGTTCGCAATTTTCATTTTATCACCATCAGTCATCCAATCATTAAGTCCATACTTGTACCACAATACGCCCCCATCATCTACTTTTAATTCTCCCCAATAATAAGTTTTATAAAAACCATAAAAATTATCTAATGAATCTCCTGGCCTATATTCAGATCTTGTATGACAATCCGCTTCAGTGCTCGCCATTACATTATAAATTACTTTCCATTTAAACTTTTTCTCAATATCTCTAATAATATTTTCTCCCGTATGCCCTCCAGCAAATTCCCAATAATCTACCTCAAAATCAAAATCATCAGGACATGCATCAAGTAATCTTTTTACAGCATTAGGATAAGACGCCACAAGATTTGGTTTCACTTTTTGAAATTGTTCTGGAATATTATCCACTGTTTCATTTATAAAATGAATTGTTCCGCCTGTATAATAAGCTCTAGCTAAATTCCAAACAAGATAGGTTGATTCAAATCCTCCATTTTGTAACATTATGGGTCTTTTATTATTAAAAAGTTCAGGGGATACTTCTTTCAAATGTCCGGTCATAGAACCCATTGTACACCCTCTCAATGTTTCCCCATTAACATTAGCTTGAGCATGATCCTCATAATCCCAAAAAAATGGCCATAATTCAAATATAGGTTTTACTGTAGTACCACTAGTCATTCCTCTATACATCTCATTGGGGTGTAATAATGTGGGAGGAATTTTGCCCCCACTATCTGGTTCATGTAACATTTTAATTTTATTTGAACGTATAACACAACTGGCATTACTGTCACCAATTAAAGAATTTAATTCTATATTTGATTGATCTGCTGAAGCTTGACTAGCTGATCCACCATTTTTTATACTAGCAAGAATCCATAACATATCATCCAGAGTTTTAACTTCTTCAGCTACTACAAAAACAACATGAGGTCCCAATCCGTGTTTTTTTAAAATTTCAATTTTTTCATCTAACATGTTATGTAAATTTTTCCATGTAACATGTTCTGTTGCTAAACTTATGAATACATCATCTTCATTAAGCGGTGCTTGATATTGTTTTAGTGTCATATTTTCTCTTCAGGATAATACCACCATCCAGCATCTGGTTCATATTTAAATATCGATATTCCCACTCTTTCAGTTTCAATATTTTCTATTGAATGTTCTATACCAGCATTAAACTTGTGCCATTTTTTTTCTGGTATACATGTTCTATAAAGTTCTTTACCTTTGTCCCACCACACAGTTTCTACATTGCTGCCGCCTGCTTGTAAAATATAATTATAATTTGTAGTCCTATCAACATCAATATGTTTGGGTATACCATTTCTTAAAATTTGATACTTGAAATTATCACATTCAGGAAATAAATGTTTTAGAAAATTTGTTAACTCATCTTCACAATAATAAATTCCGTATATTTCTTTATTTCCTGGCCAAATATTTTCTTTTAATTTTATTGATTCAGTATCTAAAAAACAAGGTGGGCCTGGTAAATCTAAAAATTCAATCATTTTTTCTTATCTCTATCAAATTTTTAAGAGTTTCATATACATACATTTTATATTCTTCATCTGTACCCTCAAATAAATCACGCATAACTGCATCTTTATTTTCTTCTAATCTTTTTGCATGAGATGTGAGATAATTTGGTCTAAAATCTGACAAGTTTAAATAAGCTGGAAAGTTTGCAGTAGTTTTTAAATAATGCTCAACAACAACATTTATATCATTTGGTATTATTTCTTCTATCCTAGCATTAGGAAACGTTGCTTTTATTTTTGACTTTGTTACATGCACAGGATACATTATATATTTTCCACTTTCCATTATTTCTAAACCACCTCGTGCCTCAAACAGTTTTTCAAATAATGGATAATATTCATCAATATCATTATAATAAGGTTCAATTACATTAAATAATGGGGGTAACATTTTGCCGTCTATCATTCTATCAAAATGATTTGGAGCAACTAATCTGCGTGATATTGAATATTCATTGATTGATGTATCAAGTGGAACTATACCATTTTCTTTACAAGAATACCAATATACGTCATCATTATCATTAGCAAGGTTTCTGCCTAATCTATGTCCACCCGCACCTTGTTCAAATGCAATGAATAAAAATTTATCATGTTCAAATAAGTCTACCATCATAATACATTCTATTATTATTATAGTGGGATTCAATTAAATAAACTAAATCATTTGTATTATACCAATCATTATAAATGCACGTATCTCCCCTTACAAATAATTTACCATCTTCAATCTTCCAATCACAATAATACGTATCACCCAATATTGTTTCTTTTCTTTTAACTTCTTGTATTTGATCCAAATTATAAAACACTTTATTAATTGTTAAGGGTCCTATTTCACTCATACCCCAATTTGCCATAAATGTTGCTCCTTTGTTTACAAATGATTCTATAATATGCCATTCAACAGGATTGGAACCACAAGTAATCCATATACCTTTTAAATTTAAATCCTTAAATCCTTTTGTTTTAATAATTGCTTTTGCATGATCTGGAGCTAAATGAGTATGAGTGTATTTGTTAATTTCTTTAGAAAATCTATACGCATTAAATTGTTCAACAGTTACTTCTGCACCAATACTAATTGCTGGTAATGTTTGTGCTAATAATCCTCCTGCATGTTCCATTTTACATACGGTATAGATTTTAGAATTCTTTGATATTTTTTGACTTTCTATTGCAATCTTATTACATGCCTTTAAATTTTCTGGAGTCCTAAAAATATGTTTTTGTATTCCTGTTGTACCACTACTTTTAACAAAAACTCCTTCGCTTAACATATTCTTGTACATTTAATTTCCATATAGTTTGTTCTGTATAATATAATATAGTATCAGATACTTTATCGAGTATTCCTTGTTTTGCTAATAAACCCATTAATTTATGATTTCGTAATGCCTTACCACTATGTTCATTGGAAATGTTTGTTGTTATATACAAATTATCTGTAGGACAGTAATCTATGAAAACAGGAATAAAATCTCTCCAAGTTATTGTGTTCCAATTACCTTTATTCAGGCCTTTATAAGGACTTGCTCCGGGTAATTCACATCCTCGAAAATTAATCCTCCAACCATTTTCGTTTATTTCTGGTAAGGGATGACAACCTCCAACCGCAACAATTTCATCATCCTTGATAGCACAATAATATTCTCCCCAATCTTTACACCATTCTAATTTCATAGACTTAAAGGATGAGTTATTTGTATATCCTAAGTCTTTACATTTATCACAAAATATTTGGAGTTTGCTATGTAGTTGATTAGTGATTGGTTTTATATTGAAAATCCCCATGCTCTTTCCTGACACCACCAACATATACCACAATGTCCTAATTTTGGGTCTTTAACATTTTGTGCTTCCCATTCACATGATCTAGTATATACAAATAAACTATCTATTAAATTATATTCTTTATATATTTGGGCTAGTTTCTTTTTATCTATATTAATCCAGGGTGTATATGCTTTATTATTATTACGTAAAACGTCTTTCATAATAGTAGGATTTCTGTCTACTTCTGTAACTTCTTCTATAAATGTATCAGTAATAGATTTTGGTGGATTAGCAGTAATTCCTGTATAGAAAATATTTATTAATTTATTTTTTCTATAATAATCTAATTTATCAAATATATTACTTAATGTTTGATGGTCACAAAATGTACTATGATGTTCTATGTTTATATTTCCGGTTAATTCGATACATTTTTGAATAACATTATTAGTTGTTGTAACATTTTTAAATTGTCTTGCTTTATTTCCAGTAGATAAAATATAGATTTTATCATTAGAATATTTCATTAAAAAGTATAAAAGCAAAGAACTATCAGCTCCGCCGCTACAACTTATACCTATAGGACCTTCATATATTTTTAAATTGACTCCGGATAAATTTAATTCTTTTTTAATTAAATTCATGGTTCTATTAGATTTGTTACTGTTGACACAGATTCTTCTGTTAATTTAATATTCATTATTAATACAATATGATCATCCTCATCATTGGCATTAAATATTAAATGTCGTTTACAAGTATTAAAGAAGTATAAATTACCATATTCCCAAAAGAGTATTTTATTTTGTTCATATATAAAATATC